GAAGAATCAGATGAATCAGAAAGTGGTTCCAATGAAGAATCAGATGAATCAGAAAGTGGTTCCAATGAAGAATCAGATGAATCAGAAAGTGGTTCCAATGAAGAATCAGATGAATCAGAAAGTGGTTCCAATGAAGAATCAGAAGAATCAGATGATTTGAATAAGTCAAAAAATTCAAAAGATAAAAAATAATAAAAATAAGAAATAGATTAATTTATTAAATATAGTAAATGTATTAAATTTAATAAAAATTGAAAAAAATAATTTAAAAAAACAACAATATAATATACTAATGGATGATAAAATTATAACTAACAACAATGAATTTGAGTTATTAATAAGAAAATTATTAAAGGAGCAAAATTGGTTATATAATCATATACATGAATCATATAATCATTTTGTAGAAGATATCATATATAATATATTAATAAATGAGGACCATATATTTAATGAAGAAATGGAAGATAATAAAATATATTATGATAAATTAAGATTTGTAGGAAAACCAAGTTTAAAATTACCTATAAATGAAATGACGGATGAAATAATATATCCAGAACAAGCAAGAATATATAATTTAAGCTATATGTCAAAATTAGTATGTAATGTAGAACAAATTTTAGAAATAATAGATTTAAATACAAATGAAAAAACAGAGAAGAAGATATCAGAGGAAAAAGATGTATTAATAGGTAAAATACCAATAATGGTAAAATCACAATATTGTAGTACAGTAAGAATAAAAAATAATAATAATACAGAATGTAAATATGATGTTGGAGGATATTTTATAATAAATGGAAATGAAAAAGTAGTATTAACATTAGAGAGAATATGTACAAATAAAGTATTTATATTTATAAGAACAGATATAAAAACAGATAAAAAAGTATATTATGCACAATTAAATTCGAAGAATGACAAAACAAATGAGATTCAAAAAACAATAATAGAAATAGATAATACAAATAAGGTAGTTATACGAACACCAAAATTTATAGGATCAATACCAATATTTATATTAATGAGAGCATGTGGAATAGAAACAGACAAAGATATAATAAAATATATAGTATATAATATTGAAGATGAAGAAATGATAGATTTTATAAAATATAGTATAGATAATACAAAGAATGAGTTAACAAAAATGACAATAATAACACAAGATGATGCATTAGATTTTTTAATAAATAAATTAAAATATAAATTAAAAATTATAAGTAAAGATGTGAAAGAAATAAAGATAGAAAAAAGGAGAAAAATGTTAAAAGAATTAGATAAAGAATTTATACCACATTTAGGTGGAATAGTAGATAACAATATAATTAAAAAAGGATTTTATTTAGGATATATAGCAAATAAATTAATAAAATGTTATTTAAAAAGAACATTACCAGATGAAAGGGACAATTATATAAATAAGAGATTAGAAACACCAGGAATATTACTAGGAGAATTATTTAGAGTATCATTAAAAAAGATAATAACAGATATTAATAAATATTTTAAGAAAAAAATAAAAACAATACAAAGTAAGGAAGATAGGCCAAATATAATAAATCAGATAAAATCAAGTTTTATAGAGCAGGGATTTAAATCAGCATTATCAACAGGAACATGGGGGACAGGATTAAATGCAGAAACAGGAGTAGCAAATATATTACAAAGATTAACATATGTACAAACATTATCATATTTAAGAAGAATAATTACACCAGGAATAGATGCAGCAAAAAACAAAGTAACAAGTATACGAATGATAGATAATAATCAAAATTTTTACATATGTCCAGTAGAATCACAAGATGGAATAACAATTGGAATTATAAAACATTTAGCATTATCAGCAACAATATCAATAACAGAAAAATCGCAAATTAAAATTATAAAAAATTTATTAAAAACAAAAATAAAAAATATAAATGAAGTAGCATATAATAAATTAAAAAATATGACAAAATTATTAATAAATGGAGATTTTATAGGTGTAATAGAAGATGGATTAAAGATAACAAATGAATTAAAGCAAAAAAGAATTGATGGGCAAATAATGAAAACGGTATCAATAATATTTAATTTAGATGATAAAGAAATAAATATATATACTGATTATGGAAGATTATATAGACCATTATTAAAAGTAGAAAATAATGAATTAGTGATAACAAAAAAAAATTTAAATGAATTAGAAAATGGAGCAATAAAAACATGGGATGAATTTTTAAGAAAAAATCCAAAAACGATAGAATATATAGACATGGAAGAATCGCAATATACAATGGTAGCGATGACAATTAAAAATTTGCAAGAAAATAAAAAAAAACAAGAAGATACAAAAATAGAAGGAGATAATTTAAATAGGTATAAAAATGTTTATGTAAATTATACACATGCAGAAATACATCCATATTTAATGTTAGGAATAATATCAGGATTGGCACCATTTTCAAATTACAATCCATCACCACGAAATGTATTTAATTTTGCACAAACAAAACAGGCGATGGGAATATCAACAACAAATCACAGATACAGATTGGATATATCATATATGTTACATACATTATATAAACCAATAGTAACAACAAAGATTGCAGATTATGTAAATGTAACAGAAATGCCGGCAGGAGAAAACGTAGTAGTAGCAATTATGTGTTATACAGGATATAATCAAGAGGATTCAATAATAATAAATGAAAGTGCAATTAAAAATGGATTATTTTTAACAACATCATATAAAAAAATAGAAGAAAAAATAACGAAAGATTCAACAACATCAAAAGATGATAAATTTTTAAAGCCTGATATAGATAATATTATAGAAATGAAATCAGCAAATTATGAAAAACTAAATGAAAGTGGATTTGTTCAAAAGGAAACGAAAATCGAAGATGGAGATGTTGTAATAGGAAAAATAACACCAATAACAGGAGATATAAATGGACGTTCATATAAAGATTCAAGTCATATATATAGAAGTTATAAATCAGCAATAGTAGATAGAGTTTATAATAATATTAAAAATGATGATGGATATGATATATATAAATTAGGAATTAGGAGCGAGCATAAACCAGAAATTGGTGACAAATTTGCTTGCGTATCAAAGAATACAGAAATTTTAACAATAAATGGATGGAAATATTTTAAAAATTTAACAAAAGAAGATGACGTGGCAACATTAAAAGACGATAAATATATTTATTATGAAAAACCAAAAAATATATTTGAATATAATAATAATGGAAAAATGTATAAAATACAGTCTCAATTTGTAGATTTAGAAACAACATTAAATCACAAAATGTATGTCCTAGTTCCTCAGAATGTAAAAGAGAAAAATAAAGATAACTATGAATTAATAGAAGCAAAAAATATAATTGGAAAATATGTATGTTACAAAAACAATGCTATAAATAATTTACCAAACGTTGATACATTTTATATAAATAATTTTGAAAAAGACAAAGAACAATTAAAATTAGACATGAATATATGGTTAAATTTTTTTGGTATTTGGATTTCAAATGGATTTATAAAATATAAAACATGTATGATTAGAACAGGTGGGCATAAAAAAGAATTAAATGAAATATTAATAAATGATTGTAAAAAATTAAATTTAAAATTACATTATTGTAAAAAAAGTAAAATGTTTAATATATATAATAAAAGCATATATTCATATTTAAAAAAAATAAATAGTAATAAAATAAATAAATCATTACCAAATTGGGTTTGGAATTTAAGTCAGAGCCAATGTATAATTTTATTAGATAGTTTAATATATGGAAGTAGACATATTACAAAAGATGGAAATAATTTATATTATACAGTATCAAAAAATTTAGTAAATGATATACAAAAATTAGCATTTCATGCTGGATATTTTGCAAATTATTACTACATAAAAAATAAATATGTAATAAAAATAAATAAATGTGAAAATAATACACAAGTAAATCATGAAGAAATTCATGAAGAAATTATAGATTATAATGATAAAGTTTATTGTTGTGAAGTAATATCTGGTATAATTTATGTAAGAAATAATGGTATTCCAATATGGACTGGAAATTCACGTGCAGGTCAAAAAGGAACTTGTGGTATAATCTTACCAAGAAAGGATATGCCAATAACAAATGATGGAATAGTACCAGATTTAATAATAAATCCAAATGCAATTCCATCACGAATGACAATAGGACAATTAATAGAATGTATTGTAGCAAAATATGCATCACTCAAAGGTGTATATATAGAAGGGACACCATTTAATGATATAACACTAGAAGATATATATATAAAGTTGAAAGAGTATGGATTTAATGAATATGGATTAGAGACATTATATAATGGAATAACAGGGCATAAAATGGATGTTCAAATTTTTATAGGACCAACATATTATTTAAGATTAAAGCACATGACAATTGACAAAATGCATTGTTTAACAACAGATCATGAAGTATTAACAAATAATGGTTGGAAATTTTATGATCAAATTGATATTAATAAAGATAAGGCATGTACATTAAAAAACAATGAAATTATGTATGATAATATAGAAGAAATACCAATTGGAAATTATACAGGATATATTTATAAATTTGAAGGTGAATATTATAAATTAGTAACTACAGATAATCATAAATTATATTCATATAATGAAAAAAAAAATAAAAATGAATTAAAACAAGCACAATTTTATTACACAGATTATGATTATAATGTAAATAATGAAACGATTTATAAAATGGATGATTATAAAATAAACAATGTTAAAAATATGAATAAATATTTACAAATATTATTTGATGAAATGATTAATAATAATAAAGAAAATAAAATATTTTATAATTTAAGTAGAGAACAAAATATATCAATATTAACTAAAGTATCATATAAAAATTTAAGTATAGAAGTATGTAATATATTACAAATAATATGTATACATGCAGGTTATGATGGAATAATGATTAAAAATACAACAAATGAATATTATAGTATATATGTAAATAAAGAAAAAAAGAAAAAATTCAAATTAACAAAAATAGTTCTAATGGAAAATATAAAAGTATTTTGTTTAACAGTACCAAATGGAATATTTTGTGTTAAATTAAATGGAAATGTATGTTGGACAGGAAATTCAAGATCAAGAGGAGTAATGCAAATGTTAACAAGACAACCATCTGAAGGAAGAGCAAGAGATGGTGGATTTCGTATTGGTGAAATGGAAAAAGATGCATTAGTTGCGCATGGTGGAGCAATGACATTACAAGAAAGATTATTAGATACTTCTGATATTTACAATTTATATGTTTGTGAAATTTGTGGAACAATTGCAACTAAAATAATAGATAAAAATGAATGGGAATGTAAAATATGTAATGAAAAAACAAATATAAATAAAATTATTTTACCATATTCTTATAAATTAATGACACAAGAATTACAATCAATAAATATTAAATCTAGATTTATGACTAAATAATTTATTTATAAATTAATAAAAATAAAACTTAATAAATTTATCTTCATTTTGTATACAAATTATGGATAGTTCATTTAAAAAATTTCTAATATTATTAGAAAGATTAGATTCAATATTTTTTGTTATAAATTCATTAATATTTGCATTAACTTCTAATGTAGATAATAAATTATCCATATTTATATTTAATAAATCATGTATTATTATATTATATTCCGATTCTATATTATAGTCTATAGTTATTTCATCAAATAGTTTATAATTATAGTCATAAATATCAATATATATAAAACGATCTTTAGTATCCATTAGATTATTTATAATATAAAATTAATTTATCAATTTTTAATATATAAACTAATATTTTAATAAATGAATATATAAACAACTACTAAACAATAAAGATAAAAATAATAATATAGATAAGATATATACAATAAGATTTAACATAAATAAAAATATAATATGAAAATAAATTCAATTTTTTAATATTAATTTTTTAAGTAAATTTAAAAAATTAATATTAAAATCATCATTAATATCATTATTAAAAACAAAATCAAAATCAGAAAATGTATCCAATGAAGTTTCACTATTATGATTTTTAATTAAATTATATATATCATTATTATTATTACTATTTTTTAGTAATTTAAGATGATTACGGGATGGAGCTATAATATGAACAATCAAACAATCTGAATAATATTTTTTTAATGTTTTTATTTCATAAGGAAAGCGACCATCAGCAATAATGAAATAATCATATTTTCTGATATTAAAAAGTTCAATAAAAAATTTAAATTTATCAATAAAATATGTTTCATTATTTAATTTTTTTTTATCACAATATTGTTGAAGTATTAATCGAGTTTCAGATGTTTTATTATCATATAATTTATCAATATCTATAATTATTTCATTATAAATTTCATATTTAGCAATATCTGAAATATTCATAATAAATGTATTTGATAAATATAATTTTAATTTTTCAGCAAGAAAATCTTTACCAACACCAATTTTACCACATAAACATATTATTTTCATTTATAATATAAATTAAATCATTAATAATCAATTTTTATAAAAAAAGAAATAAATTTATAATGATAATATATAAATGAATCCATTAAGTGTTTTAACGACGACAGTTTTATATATTGTATTATTATTGATAATAATAAGTTATTATAAATCTAATGAAAATTATGAATTAATAATTTATGTGTTAACAGGATTATTTTTATGTATATTATTATTTTTATTATATATTAAAGAAGGATTTTTAACAGATTTAGGACAAAGTTTAGAAACAAATAATGATTTTTCAAATCAATGTAAATTAAATACAACATTAAATACACATTATAGAGATTTAGATGAGAATAAAGTAAAAGATCCATCAAGAATTGGTGATTTACAGGAGGCAATTAATATAAGTATGGATAAAAGATATTTAAATGACTTAGATATAACAACAGATATAAATGCAAAAAGTTGGTGTGGAAATGAAGTAGATAATAAAAATTGATATAAAAATAATATGATGAAAAATATATGAATAATAGATTAATTGATATATTTACGTATGATGAAAAAGAAATAAGAAAAATAATATTTCAAAATGCATTAAAAATGTTATTTAATCGAGAAGAAATTTCAAAAGAAGATTATAACAAATATAATGAAAAAGTAGAAAAAGAAAGAAAATATTATTATAAATTAGGTAACTTTTTATTAAAATATTTTGAATCAGAAACAACAAAAAAAGATGAACATTATAATGATTTAATAAAAAATGATATTAAAAAAATTTTAATAGTACAAAATAAAAATATAATAAATAAATTTATAAATTATCCAAATACAGAAATATTTACAAAAGATGATATGATGATAGATTTAATATCAAATATATTACAACCAAAATATATAAAATTAACAGATGAAGAAAAAAAAACATTTTATGAAGATTTTAATGTATTAAATTCACAAATTCCAATTTTATTATATACAGATAAGGTTAGAAAATATTTTAATTACAATATTGGGGATATAATAAAAATAATAAGAAATAATCCAATAAATGGAGTATCTATTTCATATAGAATAGTTAAATAATATTATATATATATAATATGTTTCAAGAGGTTTACAAATCATTTTCAATAAAAAAGAAATATGATATAATACAATACATAAATAAACATGAAAATATATTATATTATAAAAATGATCCAATGTTTGAATTAACAAAATATAATACATTTTTATTTAAAACAAAACATATAAAAGAGTTAACAAATAATGATAATTTATATACTTTGTCATTTTCAAATAAATTTCCATCAACAACATTAGAAATATCAACAAATAAAAATGGTAAACTTATATTTTATTTTGATGATAATATTGAAACAATAGATGTATATGCAAATCAAAACAATATATTTAATTTGAGAAATACAAAATTAGAAAAAATACCAAAACATAGTTTTTATGATATAACAAATATACCAGATTTAGGAATTTATGATGATGTATCTATAATAAGTAAAAATTGTAAAATAATAAAATTTGAAGAAAACCATGAAGTATTATATAGAAAACAAGCATATTATGATAATGATAGATATCTATTATTAGATACTAATAGTTATGGTGATATAAATAAAAATACTAAAATAATGATGAATAAAGATGGTAATCCAATAGTATTTACAAACGAAAATGTATTTAAATATGGAAAAGGTCCAAAAAGTTTAGTTTTTGGAGAATTAAAAAGTTATTATTGGTATTATGATTATTATTATAAGTTATGGTGAAATCAATAGTTATTATAATTTTTAATTTATTATAATAAATAATTAACTATTATAAATTTGATAATAAAATAATATAATAAATAAATATATGAGTTATACATTATTAGTTATAGAATCACCAGGTAAAATAAAAAAATTAGAAGAAATATTAGGGAAAAAATATAAAATAGTAGCAAGTTATGGGCATATTTATGATTTACCAATAAAAAAGATGGGAATAGATTTTGAAAATAATTATAAACCAGAATATGAATTTTTAGAAAAAAGTTTAAAAAATATAAAAATAATCAAAGACATGTATAAAAATGCAAAAGAAGTAATATTAGCTTCAGATCAAGATAGAGAAGGAGAATTTATAAGTTATAGTATAGCAGAATTATTAAAATTAAAAAAACCAAAAAGAATAGTATTTAATGAAATAACAGAAAATGCAATTAAAAATGCATTAAAAAATGTAAGAACATTAGATTATAATTTAATAAATGCACAAAAAACAAGAAGAATTATAGATAGAATAGTTGGTTATAAAATCCAGCCATATTTACAATTTAGGCAATCAGCAGGAAGAGTACAATCAATATTGGTAAAATTAATAATAGAAAAAGAAAATGAAATAAAAAATTCAAAATATGAGAATTATTATTTAGTGAATGGATTATTCAATAAAAATATAACAGCTAAATTAAGTTTAGCAAATAAATTAGCACATATAGATAAAATAGAAATAGAAAATTTAATAAAGGAAATGAAAAATGCAAATTATATTGTAGAAGATATTAAAAAATCAAAGGAAATAAGATCACCATCTGCACCATTTATAACATCTACATTACAACAAGAAGCAGGAAAAATACATGGATTTACAACAAAACAAACAATGTCAATTGCACAAAAATTATATGAAAATGGGCATATAACATATATGAGAACAGATTCAGTAATGTTATCAAATGAGAGTTTAGAAAGTATAGAAAAATATATAATAAAAAATTATGGTAAGGAATATAGCAGTAAGTTTAATTATATAAATAAATCAAAAAATGCGCAAGAAGCGCATGAAGCAATAAGACCAACACATATAGAAAATATAAATATAAATGGAACGGATGAAGAAAAGAAATTATATAAATTAATATGGAATAGAGGTGTAGCATCACAAATGGCAAAGGCACAATTAGATATAATGAAATTAATAATAACATTTAAAAATAAAAAATATTATTTTGAGTCTAAAATGTCAAAAATAGTATTTGATGGATATTTAAAGATATATAGAAACGAAAGTGAAGAAGAGGAAGAAATAATACAAGAAAATGTAAAATTAGGAGAAACATTAAAATATAAAAAAATAATGGCAGAAGAAAAATATAATAGAAATTTAACAAGATATAATGAGGTAAGTTTAGTTAAAAAATTGGAGGAATTAGAAATAGGAAGGCCAGCGACATATGCAAATATGATAGAAAAAATACAAGAAAGACAATATGTAATAAAAAAGGATATTGAAGGAGAGACAAAACATATATTAAATTATATATTAACAAATAAAATAGAAAAAGAAAAAAAGGAAATAAAAATAGGGCAAGAGTATAATAAATTAGTGCCAACAGAAATAGGAAATATAACGAATGATTATTTAGAAAAAAATTTTAGTGAAATAATGGATTATAATTTTACAGCAGAAATGGAAAATAAATTAGATGAAATTTCAAATGGAAAAGAAATATGGATAAATGTTATTGATAAATTTTATAAAAAATTTATAAAAAGTTTTAAAAATTTAAGTAAATTATCAACAAATAAGGAAATTAAAAATTTAGGATATCCCTTACAGGGTAAATGGAAGGAATATGAAGTTAAAATTTTATTAGGTAGATATGGATATTATGTATGTTTATTTAAAAATAACGAATGTGAAAAAAAAGCACCAATAAAAGATCCAGAAATATTTAAAATAAAAGATATAGATAAATTATTTGAATATCCAAAAGAATTAGGAAAATATAATGATAAAATGGTAGAATTAAAGAAAGGAAGATTTGGATTATATTTATATTATAATAATAAAAATTATGGTAGTTCAGAAATAATAGATAAAATAGATTTTCATGAAGCAATAAAGATAATAAAAGAAAAAGACAAAGAATTAATAAAAACAATAACAAATAATAAAGTTATATATTCAATTAAAATTGGCAAATATGGACCATTTATAAATTATAAAAATAAACTTAAAAATGTAAACGTGAAAATACCTGAGAAATATCATAAATTATTAGAAAAAATAACATATGATGATATAAAATCAATATTAGAAAATGCATATGTAAATAAGAAAAGATTTAGAAAATTTACAAAAAAATAAAATCTATTTCAAATTAACTTCAAGTATTTTAATTCTTTTTTCTAATTTTTGAACATAATCAATTAATAAACAAAATACAGATTCATATTTAACGGCTTCTGGTATATTAGTATTTGTTTCTTTATCTTTTATATATAAAACTAAATCTTTAGATAAATCATAGATATCTTCAGCAATTAATCCAATATTATTATTTAACAAATCAGATTTATAATTATATGAAGCTATTTTAAATTTATCAACAATAGAACTATCAATATCATATGAAATATTTGTTTTATAACGTTTTGAACTAGATGCTCTAGTTACCTGACCAGTTGTAGCATTAATATGTAATGCAATAGTAGATGCAACTTGTAAACTAGGGGGATTAATAACATCACCAATATACATATTAGAAACTTTAGAACCTAAAATAAGTGTATCACTAAAAGTACCAGAAAAATCACCAGTACCACTTTTACTACCAATAATAATATTATTACTACCTTCATTTTCAATAAAATTATCTCCAATAAAAATATTGCTAGAACCAGTTATTAATAATGGGGAAGAATTTAAATCACGGCCAGTAGGAGAAATACAAATATTTAATGTACCAGTAGTTAACGCTTGTAAACAAGAATTACCAATAATAAGATTTGGAATATTAAATGAATTTGCATTACGTAAATTATTATTACCAATAACAATATCATTATTATTACTACTATGATCACCATTAGATTTAATTAAATTATTATTTCCAAATATACAAACATTAGTATATGTTAAATTATTACTAGTATAGAGATTACCATTTCCAAATATTGTATTATTTATAATTGTTGATTTACTAGTATTATTTGGAATAGGTGTACAATTACCAGTACCAAAAAAATTATTTAATTTAAAATCATTTGAATTTATAATTGAATAACCAACTATATTATTCCTATAAAAATCATTAGTTGAAATAGAATAAATTTCAAAATTTCCTATTAAATTATTATATGCAAAGTTGTTTGAAACAATAGAAGAATCTTTAAAATCTAAAATACCAAATATATTATTATAACTTATTTCTGTGATATTAATATTAGAATAATTTAATGTTTTACCAATTATATTAGTACTAAAAAAAGAATTAATTTGTGTATTTATTAAATCTTTAAATAAACTTGGGCCAATTAAAACATTATCAGATAAAAATATTGCGGGACTTGTAATATTAGTAAATGCATTTAATGTATAATTACCAATAACAACATTATCAGTTGCACCATCTATAGTTTTTAAAGAATTTAATGTATTTACACCAATACCCAAAGAATTAGTATCATTATTTATAGCTAAACTTGGATTAGAAATCCAAGATAAATTACCAGAACCATCAGTAGATAAAACATATCCATTAGTACCATTTGAATTTGGAAGAACAAAATTAAAATTAGAAGAAAGAGAAGAAGGAGCTTTAACAGAGATATAATTTGAACCATTTAAAGCTAATTCAGACAATTTAATTTCATGATTATTGCTTAATATTAAATCACCAGTAAGGGAATCACCAGATTTATTAATTTTATTAATAACTTGTGAATTTAATTTATTAATTAATGTATTAATATTTTTAATAATTATAGAAGACATATATAATATATAATATAAAAATTTTTTAAAATTGAAATTTAAAAATATAAATATAAATTATCTATGAATCCACTATATAATTTTATAAAAAAATTTAAAATAACAAACGAAACATCTTTTATAGACAATAAGAATTATTATGTAATATTACCAAATAATAAAATAGAACAAAAGGGAGTTGGATTATATAATTTACCGAAGAATGTGGAAGAAGAGTTTTTAAGAAGATATGAGATAGAAATGAATAAAAAAGAAGATTTATATTTTTTTGAAAAATCAAAAAATGCTTATAAAATATTACTTTTTGATATAGATATAAAACAATCACAAAATAAAAGAAATTATACAGAAGAAACAATAAAAAAGATAATAAAAGTTATAAATAAGAATATACAAAAAATAATAAAAGGTGTAGATGAACAAAATTTAAATGTATTTATATTTGAAAAAGAGAAATTAAGAAGTGAAGATAATATATATGTAGATGGAATACATTTAATGTATCCAGAATTATTTTGTGATTATACAATTTTAAAAAATATATATGATAGAACTGCAGAAAAGATAAATACAGAAGAATTTATAAACAATAAATTAAAATTAAAAGATGTATTAAATATAAATGGATTTTTAGATCCAATAACAAAAAATAAAAATAATTGGGCAATATATGGAAGTAAAAAACAAAATAATTATCCATATTTATTAACAAAAAGTTATGATATAAATTTAACATCAATATTAGAAAAAATGAAAAATATAGATAAATTAAAAATGTTTAGTTTAAATAATAAATTTGAAAAAAAAATTTATACAAATTTTGTAAAAAATAATAAAAAACAAATAGATAATGAAATAAATGAAAATGTAGAAGATATAACAAAACAAATAAAAATATTAACAAAATTATCATTTAAAAACAAACAATTAGATGAAGTAAAGTTATATATAGATATATTAAAACCAAGCAGATATACAGAATATAATTTATGGTTGAATGTAGGAATGTGTTTACATAATATTGATTCAAGTACAGAAATGTTAAAAATATGGGATAATTTTAGCAAGAAAAGTACAAAATATAAAGAAGGTGTATGTTTAGACAAATGGAAATCATTTAATCCAAATAATAATCATAAGTTTACAATGAGTAGTTTAGAAACATGGGCAAGAGATGATAATTATGAATTATATATGAAAAAATATATGCAAATTTTTGCGAAACAAGTATTAGAAAAAAAAAATATATTAAATCACCATTCAACAATAGCGGATATAATACATAGAACATATAGACACAATATAGTATGTGCAGATTCAAAAAAAAATATATGGTATAAATTTGAAAATCATAGATGGCATAGATTTGAACATAATATATTTTTATCCAAAATATTAAGTGATAATTTTGATATTTTTGATAAATTATTTGATTATGTAGATGATATAGGAACTAATGAAATAAAAGATATAAATGATGAAGACACAATAAAGACAATTAAAAGAAAAAATGCAAATGATAAAAGAAATATGTTAACAATATTAGATATATTGATAGACAAATTAAAAGATACGACATATAAAGATAAAATATTAAAAGAATGTAAAGTAAAATTTTTTGTAGATAAGTTTGAAGAAATGTTAGATACAAAAACAAATCTATTATGTTTCGAAAATGGAATATTTGATTTAGATAAATATATATTTAGAGATGGAATTCCAGAAGATTATTTAACATTATCAACAAAATTAAATTATGACTTATATGATAATAAAATTTATGATAAAATTCACGATAAACAATATACTGAAATATGGGATTTTTTAAATTCAATATTTCCAGATAAAGAAATAAGAGATTATACATTAAAAACAATTGCAAGTTGTTTGGATGGATATAATAAAAATCAAGAATTATATATATGGTTAGGACAGGGGTCAAATGGGAAAACAGCATTTAGTAATTTATTAAATAAAACATTAGGAGATTATATTATATCATCACCAATAGAAATGTTAACATTACCACCAAATAAAGCAGAGAATGCGAGTCCACAAATGGCAAAATTAGTAGGAAAAAGAATAGTAATAATGTCAGAACCAAATGTGAATGGGGGTGAAACACTACAAACAGGAAGAATGAAAATAATGACAGGAAATGATAAAATAACAGCAAGAAAATTAAATGAACATCCATTTGAATTTACACCACAATTTAGAGTTATGATATTAACAAATGTATTATTACCAATAAACCAGGTAGATGATGGTACATGGAGAAGAATAGGAATTATACCATTTAAAACGAAATTTGTAAATACAAAAGAAGATATAGAAAATGAATCAAAAAAGAGAGAATCAAAATATATAGATATAAAGAATTATTCATTAGATTTAAAAATATTTGAATGGTCAAAATTATATATATATATATTATTATACTATTATAAAATATATAAGACAGAAGGATTAGCAAAACCAGAGAGTATTTTACTATATATTGAGGAATATAAATCAAGTAGTAATGTATTAAAGGAATTTGAAAAGGATAGATTAGAATATACAGGAAATAAAGAAGATATATTAACATTATCAGATTTATTTAAAGAATTTAAAAATTGGATAATAATAGAGAATAAACAAAGAGTTGATGATAAGAAAATTAAAATAGATATGCAAGCATACTTTAATGTATATAATGCAAAAGAAATAAAGGGATATATAAAAAAAAATGAACCACCAAAATATAGTAATTAAAATTTGAAATAAAATTTATTTATATAATAATACTATGGAAAATACATTATTTGAAAATTTTTGTCCAAAATGTAATTATAATATGTATATAACAAATTTAACAATAGAAGAGAGTATTAAAAAAATAACTGAAAATCAATTTATAAATGCTATTTTAAATAATGTTGATGATATAAATAATTTTAATATATTATTTGAAAAAAAAAGTTTAGAAAATACACAAACATTTATAAAATTAAAAGAGGAACAGAAAAAAAATATATTAAAAATATTTGATAAATTAGTTGATAAAAAAAATGAAACAATATTAAGTTATGTATGTAGATCATGTAATTTTTCAAAATCACTAAATAATCCAACAACATTATTAACAAATAATTTGAATATAATAAATTCAATAGAAATAGAACCAGAATTAAAATGTAATGATGTAACATTACCAAGAACAAAAGATTATATATGTAAAAATGAAAAATGTGATAGTAATAAAAAAAATGGAATAAAAGAAGCTGTATTTTATCGATTAAATGATTCATATCAATTAGTATATATATGTTGTATTTGTAAAACATATTGGTTAAATTAATTATTTAAAAATACAGAAATAATAAATACACTAAAATATAAAAATAAGACAACAAATATAAATAAAGTGAAGTTCTATGTGAATTTACATAAGTACAAAAAAATCTCAATTTATATTTTAAAACATAAGAAATATATGAAAAAATATTAAATATAATAATATTATATAAAATTGAAATATTAAATTTATATAATAAAAATATGAGTGATTTAGATTCAGATAAAGACGATAATGAACAAATAGAAAATTTATCATTAACAACAGAAACAGAAATAATAGATACAACAAATGAATATATATATGAAGAAAAAAACAAGACAACAAAACCGATAATGACAAAATACGAGAAGGTATTAATTTTAGCAAAAAGAATAACACAATTAAAATCTGGTGCACAGCCATTATTAAAAGGAAAAGATTTGAATAAATTAACAATGGAAGAGATAGCAGAATTAGAATTACAAAATGGAATGATACCATTTAAATTAATAAGAAAATTACCAAATAATATAAAAGAAATATGGAAAATAACAGAATTAAAATTACAATAACATTTTATTAACATAATCAACTAATTTATCAATTTGATATTTATAGATATTATTTTTTCTTTTATTTAATTCTACAAAGTTAAAATAATATAATTTATCTAAATTATTGTTATCTAAAGTACATTGATTTAGTAATAATATATGTTGAAAATTTTTAATTAAAAATTTATAACAAGTCAATTCATTTTCTAGAGAAATTTGATTTTTATAAAATTTTGTATTTATATCAATATATTTTAATTCATTTGTTGATAAAAAATATATTCTCAAAAGTTCCATTAAATTTGTTAAATCTTTATTTGATAAATATAATTTATTTGATATATTATTTTCAATTAATGTTTTTTTAATCAGATCAAAATTATTATTTTCAAATTTCATATTTAATTCTTTAATAGGACAACTAGAAAATTGTAAAGTATCTTTTGATAAAAAACCAAATGTAGAATAAAGTGCTTCATCATCAAAGACATTATATGAATCAAATATTTCAGAATTTTCATTAATATTTTCACATAATGATAATGTATATTCTACTTTTTTATTATTTAAAAGCATGGAAGATAAATTTGAATGTTGAAACATATCAATATAAGGAACCAACCCATTATGAGACCAAGAGCGAGTTAAAAATATAAAATATGCCCAAATAATATCATCTTTTTTAATTTCTTTATAATTACATGTAATATATTTTGTTATTAATAAAATATAATTTTTTTGTATAATAAATGTAATATATAATTTATAATTAGCATATTCTAAATAAGAAGCATCATTATTTAAAAAATAATATAAAGGATGATATGAAAAATCAAGTGGTAAAATATTTATATATGGATAAAAAAATGAATTTTCTTGTTTATATTTTTCTTTAATTAATAAAATAATATTTAACAAAGTATTATCTTTTTTTTCAGTTTCAATAATAGATTTATATTCTAAATCAGGTTTATTTTCAAAAAAAGTATAATTAAAAATTAAAGTACTTGGAATTTTTACAAGTAAATCTTCTTTTTTTAATGTACATGTAGAAAATACAGATCTATTTGAATTATTATCTTTTATTGTTAAACTATTATTGATAAAACCATTATTATTATTAATCCAATCAATTAAATTTTTAAATTTATTATCCATAATAAAATTGAAAAATAAATATTTAAATAAGAAAAATAATGAATTCAATTGAAAACCATAAAATAAGTTATAAAAATGAGCAAATAACGATCAAACTTTTTGATAATATCATTAAAAATATGACAAATGAAAAATATAATAAAGTATTATCAAGGTTAAAAAAATTAAAAAAAAATATAAAATTACAAAATAATTACAATATTATAGATAATTATGATATAATTAAATATATTAATAATAAAAAATATAAAGTAAATATGTTATTTTTTCTAAGAAAAATATTAAATTCTGAAATAATATATAATAAAGAAATTGAAAATTACAATTTACATTTAAATTTATTATTTTTTGCAAATAAAAATAACAAAAAATATAAAAACAAACAAAACATAAATTCTACAAATATAAAATAGAAAAAATATTACTTATTTGTATTTTTGATGTGTTTTGGGTATATTTTTTGGATCAGATGTTAATATTAAAATAGATGTATTTATAACATTTGTAGGACTACTTGGAAGTTCCATTAACAATGGAAAATTATTTATATAAATACAATCAAAGTTATTAGTTAAATTAACATGAACTTGTTGTGTACTATCCATAAATTATATAAAACATTTTATATTAATTTTTTTTATCAATTTTTATATCTTCTTGAAATTTTTGTAATTTTTCTTTAAGTTTAATAATTTGAAGATTTAAGAATTGAATAGTATGTCTTCGTGTCTCAGTATCATCTTTTTCAATATCAGAATAATTATCACAATTTTCAATAAACTCAATTTGTAAATTAATGTTATTGATATAAGTAGTTAATAATTGATCAGTATACAGCAATGGATAAAATAAAGAATTATAATATCAATTTTTATTAAACTTGGATAAAATATTGGAAGCATTACAAGCAAGTTTATCTGCTATAGAATTACCAAACCAAAGTATATATTCTAATGATTTTTTATCAGATGGTTCAGATTTATGACTATGGACATGTTTAAATTTTAATTTATTAATATCAATTAAATTATAAATTTTAATTATTATAGGCAAATTAGAAATAGAATTTTCTTTATTATCTTTAATATTAGTTAATTTAGATAAATCATTAATTTTAGAAAGTTTATAAAATTTTTTATATTTTGAAATCCAATTATTTAACCAAGAAGAAAATATATTAATAACATATTGACTATCAGAAATAATAATAGGAAATTCTTTAATAATATTTTTATTTTTTAATTTATTCAACAATTTTATTGCATAATATAGTGCATATAATTCAGCTTTTTGGTTAGTTGAATTTGAAATTGAATAACTTCTAGTGTATTTTTTATTTTTATATTTATAAAATACACCAATTCCACCATATAGTTTATTATTTTTTTTTATTGATGAACCATCTATAAAAATATAATTATTCATATATTTTTAATATATTTTAAAAATAAATTAATTTTTTAAACAAGAACTAGATTAGAACACATACCTAAACGAGGGAAAAGTACACTATGAACAAACATAATAAGCAAAGAAGCAAATAAACCATGAGAAACTAATCCTAGATAAGAAGGTCGACCAGCTTCATCGACCATAGGTAAATTAACTAGAGACTGAGATAGTCTAAAAGCCTGATATGAAAATACAACACCTAAAATAACAGCAATAACTAAAAGACAAACTAAACCGGAGGAAAGAACATCTTGGAGTAACATTATATATTAAAGTTAGAATAAAAATATATTATTTAGAAAAAGTTATTTTATCATGACAATTTTTACAAAGAACCATTAAATTATTATTTTTATTTTTATGTTGATAATCTATCAATCCAAAAATATTTGCACATTTTTGTTTTTTAATATGATGAGTTTCTAAAGGAATTTCATTTTTTTTAGGTTTATAACCACATTGTTGGCAAGAATCAACAATAATATCTTTATTAAAATGGCTAGATTTATTATTAACTAATAAATTATTTTCATATAATTCATTTTTAATTGTATTAGCAATATTAAAAAAATTATCATCATTTATAATAAATTTACAAACAGTTAAACCATAAAAATTATTACCAGAGCCATCTTTTAATTTTCTATTATACATAAGTTTATCTAATTTATCATCATAAAATACATCTAAATGAAAACATTTTATATTAATTAATTTATGATTATAAATATAAGAAGGTATTTCATGTAAATGTGAGGCAGAAATAAATTTAGTTTTATTCTTAGACATAATTTCAATCATGGACAATACAATAATATTAGCAGATGATTGTTCAGTACCTCTACATATTTCATCAGACAAAACTAAACTATTTTTATTACATCGTTTTAAAATAGATTTTAATTCATTCATTTCAATAGAGAATGAAGATTGAGCTTTAAATAAATTATCATTACCAGAAATTCTTGTATAAATATCTTTAAAAATGGATAATGTAAATTCTTTAGCAGGAACATAATAACCAATTTGGGCAAGAATAACAGCAATACCAATAGATTTAACTAAGCTAGTTTTACCAGAGCTATTTAAACCATATAACATAATTCCATCATAAGATTTACCAATTTCTACATCATTTGCAATATAATCAATATTCATAAATCTTTCAATAATACAATGTCTTAATTGTTTAGCAATTAAGAAACTATTATTTGATTCTATTATTTTAGGTGAGCAATAATTATATTCCAAGGAACATTGTTTAGCAGAATGTAAAAAATCCAAATAACCAATATATTGAATAATATTATCGAAATTAAAAATTTTATTTATATTATTAATTTCAAATTTATATTGTTCATTTATTTTTTTAAGTAATTGTTCAAGTAAATTTGTATTTTCAATATTAATTTCATTTAATTTTTTAATTTTAAGTTTAATATTATTTTTATTAGAAATAGCTTCTATATCAGAAAAAGATATTGTTATATTATCAATAATAATTTTATTACCATTATGATAATATTCTTTTAATAAATCATATCTTCGTTTAGTCATAGAAATGAAATAACCATCTCTATCATTGTGTTCTAATTTTACATTTTCATTAATAGATGATTTTATTTTATTACATAAATTTTGAATAAAAGAAGTATTATTATTAATTTTGTTTTGTAAATAATCAATATTTGGAAATAAATTTGGTTTAAAGAATGATTCAGATATTACAAAGAACATTTTATTTTTTACAAATAGATTATCAAAATGAGTAATAAAATTTTTTAAAAACATATTATTTTCATTATCAATTTTGATAGAATTTGGTAATTTCATATTTAACAATATTATAAAAGAATTATAAATATTAAATAATTCCAAAGGATTTATCAAAAATAATGAAATTTTTCTAGATAAGCGTTCTATATCGCAAATATTTTGTAAATCTTTTTTCAAATCAAAAATTTTTAAATCATTAATAATAGAGTATCGTTTATTCAATTCATTAACATTTTGAATTGGATTTAACAAAGAATATTTTAAAAAACGTTTACCAATAGGAGTATATGTTTTATCAATGATATGAAAAACAGATTTATTTTTATAACCATCAATATATGTTTCAACAATATTTAATTGATATATAGTGTTATTATTTAAGCATAAATTTTTATCAATATTATAAAAACAAGGATATTTAATATTATTAATAATAATAGGATTATGTTCAAAAGAAAATTGTAATAAAGAAATATATGAAATATTACACAAAACATATTTTTCAATATTTAAATATTCAAGAAGAGAAAGTTTTTGTTTTTTAAAAATTTTTTCTAAAAATAGGTTTTGATAATTAATATTATCAAAATTTTTTGTAATTTGATTTAAATAAAAATATTTTTTATTATAAAGTTCAAACATATCAATTAAATCATGTTCAGAAAAATCATCTGAAATTAAAATTATTTCTTTAGGATTAAAAGTATTTAAATAAATAAAAGTTTCATCAACAGATAAAGATTTATCGCAAGGATTTGAAAAAATTTCAAATAAGTTATTTTCGCCAGTAGATAAATCAATAGAGCTACAACCAATAGCAATTAAATTATTAAAATTTTTAATATATAAACAGGAAATGAAATTACTATCAGAAGTAGACAATTCTAAATTTGTTCCAATAGAAAGGACATTAGATAATTCGCGATAAATTTTATTATTTTTAGAAACTTCATTATAAATAACAATAGTAAATTGATTATCCAATAAAATTTTAGAATATTTTTGCAAAGTAAAAATAGGGAAACCGATTAAATAAGGATTTTCAATAGAAACAGATGAAATAGATTTATCTTTTTTAGTCAATTGAACATTTAATAATTCAGATAATTTTTTTAGGTCATAACCAATTTCATTAGTAGAATAAATTTCATAAAATTTACCAATTTGAAATAAAAGAATAGTTTTATAATCATATTTATTTAAAAAAGATGTATAAATTTTAAAATATTCTTCAGATATCATAAACTATATTAATTTATAAATAAAAATTTAAATTAATATTTTTAATAACAAATATAAATAGGATTTTCAACACAACCACACTGTAAAAGTTCAACTGGACTTATTTCTTCGGGATCAAGAGAAGAGGGTAAAATATGTGAAACAATATAAATAGAAGAAACCAATTCTGAGCAAAAGAATTTTTCACCTAAATCTGGAGAAATGCCAGAAGTATTAGTATGTTTAGATAATTTAGGAAAAATAGTAGATAATAAATGTAAAGGATTAGCATCATAACTAGCATTTTTATGATTATCAAAAAAAATTTGTAAATTAGATAAAATAGAAGTTTTACGAATAATATAATTAGTTTCAGATTCATCAGAAAGTTTATCAAGAGGATTATATTTACATTTAGACCAACCAATAAAAGTTTTATTAGAATCGTAATGTTGAACAACATCATTTAAATTACGAATTTGGACACCAAAGGTATTACCAATAATTTTTTTTGCACCATCACCTAATTTACCACTCATGGTAGATTCCCAAATATATAGATCTGAGGTTTTTACATCAAAATTTAAAATATCTGGTGAGATAACCATACCTACATGAGTCCATTTATCTTCATTTTGAAATTTTTTTTCAAAAAAAGAAATTATATCAGAAATTATTTCAGATCCACGAAAGAAAATTAAATCAAATGGTCTAATTTGTGATTTAATATCAGAATATTTAATTTTTATAATTGTTGGTTGTGAAGTATTTTTTTTAAAAATATTACCCATATATACCATAATATTATAAATAATTTTAAATACTAATACAATGAACAAAGAAAAAATAAATTATAAAATAGGTAAAAATTCAGAAGAGAATTGGAATATTTATAAAGAAAGTGAAAAATATTATACAATATTTCATTTATATAATGTATCATCACCATATGTAATAACAAATATTAAAATGGATAAATTAGAAAAAAAAAGCAAATAAAAGAATTATCATTAATATGTAAAGAAAATTCTAAATATAAGAATGATAAAAATATTTTATACATAAATTTCAAATACAAAATTAGCAAATATAATTGGGCAATTTATGATTAAAAACAATAAAAAAATTAAAATAAATTCGATTTAATAAATGAATCTAACTCATTAAAATCATCATTATATTTATAAATAGCACCATCAATGTTAAAAAAAATGGTTGGATAAGAATCAACATCAAATTTATATAAAATATTTTTATTATTATCACCATCAAAATCGAGGAATGTTATAAATTTATATTTATTAATTAAATTTTTCCATAATGGATAAAAATTTTGGGATGCTGAGCACCAAGGGGCATGAAATAAAATGAGCTGTTTCTTTTTTCTATGTTTTTTAAGATGTTTATATAAAGAATCTACAATAGAAGAATATTTAGATTTTTTAAGATTATTTTTTAAAGTTTTTAATTTTTTAAAATTATGTGTATAATAATTATATTCATTAATAAAATCTAATAAATTTTTTTCTATATTACTCATATGAATAGTATAGATTTTATTATTAGAAAAGAAAATGAAATTACAAAAATAGATTTATCAAAAAAAAATTTTTTAAACATTTTTTATAAAATAAACTCAATAGAAGATTTATTATATTATATTAATAATAATACTATAGTAGTAAGAACATATGAAAGATTATTATCATTAGCAATAATAGAATATATAGAAAATATAAAAGAATACAGAGATGAAGTTAATGAAATAATAAAAAAATATTATAAAATATATCATAATAAAATATTAACAACAGATAAAATGAATGAAATAATGGACTATATAATAAAATATAAAAAAATGTTTCCAATTAAAAAATATTTATAAAATATATGGAAATTGATAATAATAAAAATGAGATATGTGTACCATGGAAAAAATACGAAAGAAGTAGTTGTTTTACAATAGAAGATTTAAAAAAATTAGTAGAATATTATAATAAATATATAGATAAAGAGGGAGGAGAAAAAATAAAAATAAAAGAAGATGACAAATTATATTTATTGAAAGAATTAACAAAAAAATTAGAAAAAAAATGTCCATCAAAAGATAATAATCATCATATATGTTGGATAAAGCAAGAATTTATAAAAGATGCAGAATTAAAAAAATATACATTTATGCCAAATGGACCTCAGAAAAAATTTGAATGGTTAAGTAATTTCAATATAGATGATTTAATGGAAATATATATGAAATTTTATAATAATTATAAATATTTAGGTTCTGTTCCAATAGATGTTGATGATTTAGAAGAATATGGAATAAAAAATTTAGATATAAATAAATTAAAAAATGAGGGTAAAACAAAACTAGGAATAATATTTAATTTAGATGAGCATTGGAAAAGTGGTTCACATTGGGTTGCACTATATATAGATATAAATAAAGGAAAAATATATTTTTTTGATTCATATGGAGAGAAACCAGAAAAAAGAATTAAAATAATAATAAATAGATTTTTTAAATATTTCAAATTAAATAAAATAAATGTAGAATATAAGTATAATCACATAAGAAAGCAGTATAAAAATTCAGAATGTGGGGTATATTCAATAAATTTTTTATTAAGATTATTAAAAGGAGAAATTTTTGAATCAATAATATATAAAAAATTAACAGATGATGATGTACATAAATGTAGAAAAAAATATTTTATATAAATTAATTTATGGCAATATGTAAAACAAAATCAGAACCATTAATTAAATAATTATATTTATCACGAAAAGTCAACTTAAAATTATTAATAGTTTTAGATGATCTTAATTTAATATTATTTTTAATAATTTCTTGATTATTATCATTTATAACAAAACATGGAGAATGATTATTAATATTATCAATATAAATGTAAATAAAATCATTATCTTTAAGCAAAGGATATTTATTATTACTATCATAAACATTAGAATTTTCATAATAATCATCAGTATAACCTAAAATTTTAAGAATACTATTATTTATTTCATTACAAATGGAAAAATTAGCAGAATTATTAATTTGGATTTTAGAATCAATAATTTTAAAAGAAAAGCCATAAATTGATAGCGAAGAATTTAAAATTTTAATAAGACTTTTAATTTTATCATAATAATTAACTTTAATAGAAAATTGATAAAATAATTTTTCATTAATTTTAACACTTTTCAAATTTTGTTTTAAATTTTCTGATAAATTATCAATAAAGAAATAAAAATTATTATTAAATTCATGTATATTAAAAATATTTTTTTTAAAAATAAAATCAATAAATTTAAGTTTATATATTTTTAAAGAATAATCAAAATTTACAGTATCTTTATTATGTTTAACTTTTAGACTTATAGCATTATTATGTTTTGAATTTAACTGAGTGTTTTTTAATTCTAATTTAGATTGTAAATAATAAATTTTATTTTTTAGTTGATTTATTATAGAATTATCATTTATAGATTGAATATTATCTTGATTAATAATTGGTTCATTTATATTATTTTTAGAATCAATATTATTATTAACAAAAGGAGAATATTTTAAAAGTTTATTATCAAATGGTTCTAATTCAATATCTACTTTATTATCAGGTGTAGTAGAATTATTTACATTATTTTTTTCTTTTTTTGTTTTAATAAAATGATTATATTCAATTTCTTCAGGTGTTCTAAATGCATCAAAGTCTATTTTAGAAGAATCAAGTTTAGGTAAGGAACACGATTCATTACGTTCTTTTATATAAGTATTCATTTTATATTCATAATCATTATTAGAAGGTTTATTATGTAATGATTTTTTAAATTCATTATTTAAAAGATTAATAAATTGAGAATTATCTAAAGTAATATTATATTTTTTACAAATAATTTTTGATAAATTTTTTAAAATTATACAGTTATTATTATTATATGGTAATTCATATATATCAAGTATATGTTTAAATATCTTGTCCATATATAGTTAAATAGCTAAAAATATTTAAATAGGGTAATATTATATATGAATAACTATAGAAAAACACCAATAGGATTAGAAGTAGGAATAATTGGATCAAGTATAAATACAAATAATAATTCATTTAATTCATTTGATAGAGATAATCCAATAAATTACAGAGAAATAGAAAATAGAGTTTCAGGTAAGAAAATAACAAAAATAATAGAAAATGCTGAAAATATAGTTGATGATTTTTCAATAAAAAATGTAAGAGATCCTATAAAAAATGTAAAAATAATAGAATATCCAATAATAATAGATAGTGTAGATAGAAATATAACTATGTATAAAAATCAATATGATATGAGAATACAATTTAATCCAACAACAACAACAACAGAACCATATATAGCAACAGAAAAAATACAGAATGTAAAATATATAAAATTAGAAAATTTAATAATACCATATAAATTTAGATTATCAAAAAAAGAAACTGCTAATACAACAACATTATATAATACATTACTAAATAAAATAACGATGGCAACAACATATGCACAAATAGCAACATTTTTAAATTCTACAGAAAACGATGGTTCTGGAAATTTAATAAATTATATAAATATAACATATTCAGGACCATCAGGAGCATTAACTACATGGACAATTGAAGTATATAATAATGAAAATTACAGTAAAACATTTTTTTTCGATTATAAAAATGGAACACCAGAATATTGGGAATATTATTATAATGATAATTTAACATTAGGAAAGGAGAGAAGTTTGAGGGTAGACATAAAAGAAATAGCAACAGATTTAAATGAATATTCAACAAATAATTTAACATCAAGATCATTTTGTTTAGTAGTACCAAAAGATCACAATACAAGTAGTGATTTTATGAAATTTATAAGTGGAGATATAATCAAGATATTTAAAGAACACAATTTAATAAAAATTATAAATTTAACAATAAAAATATATGATTCAAATGAAAATATATTATTAAATCCACATATAAATTATTCAATTGATGTAGCATCGACAAAATTTACAGAATTAACATTAAATACAAATGGGACAGACAATATAGTATGGAGATCATCAAAATATTATATTAGACATCCATATTATACAGCAGGACAAATAACATTATTATTTAAAGTAGGAATTTATGATACAGAATTTAACCAGATACATTTCAATGATAAATTAGGGAAGATAGAAAAATAAAATTAGAATATATAATTATGCCAGAAATAGTTGAGATAAGAATAATGAAAGATAAAATACAAAATATAAAAGGAAAAACAATAAAGAAAATAAATATATTAAATAAGAAATATAATAAATTAAAAAATAAAATAACAAAAATAGAAAAAAGAAAAGTAGAAAATGTAGGAACAAAAGGAAAAATTTTATGGATAGAAATAGGAGATATAAATAAAATGTATATATATATAATTTTTGGATTAACAGGAGAAATTTCAAATAAGAAAGATGATTATATTAAAATGGAAATTGAATTAACAAATAAAACAATTTATATAAATGATAAATTAAATTTTGGAAATATATATATATTAGACGAAAAAGAATTTAATGAGAAGATAAAAAAGGTAGGGGATGATATTATGGAAATTACAAAAGAAAATTTTATAGAAAAAATAAAAAATAAAAAAGGAGAAATAGTAGATATATTAGTAAATCAGAAATTGATATCTGGAATAGGAAATTGGATTAGATCAGAAGTATTATGGTTAGCAAAGATTAATCCACATAATAAAAAATTAACAAATTTACAATTACAAGATTTATATAATGCAATACAATATGTAAGTTGGATAAATTATGATAAAAATAAGGCAAAGAAAAAAGGAATAATAGAAGATACAAAAATAAAATTAAAAAAAGAAGAATACTATGTATATGGAAGAAAAAGAGATATTTTAGAAAATGAAGTTAAAATAGAAATAATAAAAGGGAGAAGGATATATTGGGTAGAGAAGATACAGAATTATAAAGATTTAAATAAATCAATAAAATAAGAATTAACTTTTTTAACATTAATATTATTTATCCATTCAATCATATTTGTATGTAATTTTTTAAGAATATTATCACGTAAATCTGTAATTTTATTACTATAATCTAGTAAAATATTTTTAATATCAATTTTAGAATTGATTAATTTAGAAATAAAATTGAAATAAATATCAGATCTAGACATATTAGGATGAGATAAACGTAAATCAATCCATATAATACACCAGATAACACAAAACCCTGCAGGTTCAATATATATTTCTTTATATTTAGATAAAGAATAAGCATATGAATAAAGACCAATAAAAGGAAGAAATTGATTAGGAGGAATATATGTATAATTTTTAAATAAATTTTTAAGAATAAAATCTAATTTTCGGAAATTATAATTAAATCCAGAATTAACCATAATACCATTAGGTTCAAAGCGTTCAATTTCATTTTTTTCTTTATTAAACAATAAAATGTTAAGATGTCCCTTATTATTTTCAGTAATAAAAATAGGAATCATAAAATATGAATTAGTAATTTTAAACATATCAATAAATGGATCAAATTTAAAAAAATGTTGATAATTCCATTCGAAGCCAATATTAGAATACCAATTATCAGTAATATATAAATTTAGGTCTAACAGATATTTTTTATATTCATTAGATGGATTTAAATATTTAATAATATTAAGGGGTGAAGCCAAAATTTTATTATATTTTTGATGTAAAAATAATAATCCAGATAAAGTATCTATTCGTAGACCACCAAATGTAGTATAATCTTTATTATTAATAGAATGAAAAGAGATTTCATTGAATAAGATAATATTATTAATATATTTGTTATTAATTAAAAGTTCTTTAATTTCAGAATCAGAAGAAGATAATTTAAAATTATTTTTATAATAATCAATTAATAAATTAATAAATATTGGAGTAGAATCATAATCTAAAATAGTTTTATTATTATTATTAGTAATAACATGATTTATAAACTTATTTTTTAGTTCAGGAAGATAATGAGAAATGATATTATTCATAGATAAAAGATGAACAATAGAATTACCAGAATTATCTTGAATGTTTAAATTAGTATTATTTAATAATTTTTTAATATTATATTTATTAAGAATATTATAATTAGATTTAAAATAATATAATAGTTTATGGCATAAAGTTTGACCATCTGTATTAATATTATTAAAATAAGTAAATCTAGGAAATAATTTATTAAAAATAGAATAATTAGAAATAGAATAATATAAACAATTATTACCATTTATGTCAGAAATATTAACATCAGAATATTTTATAAATTTGGATACAAGAAAAAACTTTTGTTCATAACAAATGAGATTAAGTGGTGTAAGATGTGTATTATAACTAACAATATTAAAATCTAGAATATCTGAATAATGTAAAATTTCATCAATAAAATAAGAATTCATATAATTTAAAACAATATAATGAAGAATAGTATTACCATAGGTATCTTGAGAATTTAGTATATCAAAATTATAAATATTATTTAAAATATATTTAAAAGATTTTATTTTATTATTGATAACACACAAATCCAAAAGAGTAGAATTATCAGAATTTTTTAACATAAAATCTGTATTTTTAAAATAATCAATAATATCTTCATTATAAAAAATGGAATAGGCAATAGGAATATAATCAGATATATCAGTAATATTTAAAATTGAAATACCAATAATTTCTTTATCTTTTTCCAAAATTAATTTTAGCATATCATTTTTACCAAATTTTATTAATTTATACAAAATAGATCTTTTATCGTGTGTAACAAAATTAAAATGATATATTTTATTTTCGGTTAAAGCTTTTTTTATTAAAGAAATATCATCAATAGATATTATATATTCAAGAAGAGAAATATTATTTACATAATTTATTTCATTGAGATTATAGTCAAAAAAATTTTTAATTTTATAAATATTTTTAATTATTTTACTATGATTATAATTAAATGAATTATTAAAAAATTGTAATGAAGATAACATAATATTAATTAATATTATTTTTAAAATAATATTAATTATGTATTAATATAAAAGAAATTAATAATGAATATATAAATATCAAAGATAAATTTACGTTTATTATAAAAGTGAGAAACATTAGGTAGATTAGAACAAATATCAGTATAATCAATTAAATTAATTTCACTAACTTCATAATTATTATCAATATTAATAATAGATGTATCAATAGAAGGATTAAGAATACCTAGAAAATAATTCCAATTATAAGTGCACTTATCAGTACCAATAAAAGTTTCATTAAAAATAATATTTTTGGATAAATAGATATAATCATTATTAATAGAAAGAGTAGTTTCTTCATTAACTTCACGAGTAGCGCAATTAAAAACAGATTCATCTTTATCCAATTTACCTTTTGGAAATTCAATATCTAATTTAACAGCATTATCATATGACAATAAATCTAATTTTTGATTAATAAAATTATTAAATTTATCAGCATTACATTGTTTATATTTATAATTACAATCATCTTTACATATTTTAGAATAATCTTTACGACTTTTTAAAAGTTTAATTTCATTATATGTTAAACCTTTAATAATTTTATTAACAGAATCTTTATCACAAAATGATCCTTTAATCAATGTTAAAAAAGAATAGCTATGTTTTCTTTTAATAAAAAGAATATTTAATTTATGATAATGTTCAATTAATTTATGAATATTTTTAAAAAAATATTTATTATTATAATTAGTAATAAAATCATATGATATATTTAAATTTTTAATTTTATCAGAAATACTAGAATAGGTAATATTATTTAATTTAATTAAAATAAAACCATAACTCATTAAAAACTAATATATTTAAACAATACATGTTTAAATAAAAAACAAAATCAATTTTTTTATATATAAAAATTGATAATTAAAAATTATAATTATATAATATGAATACATCTAATAATATACAAAATCCATATAAAATAGTAAATAATATAGAAATGAAAACAGATATTGAATCAATATTAATAAATAAGGATATAAAATACAATATAATAAATAAATTGAAAAACAAATATGAAAAGAAAATATATAATAAAACATATATAAATGAGGTAATAAATGTGCAAGATGATAATTATAGAAACGAAATAAGAATAGAAAATAAAAATGGAGAAGTATATTATATATTAAAAATGCAATGTGAAATATTTGAAATAGCGACTAACATGATATTAATAGGAAAAATAGATAAAAAAAAAATAACAAAAAATGAAATATATATAAATCATGGAGCATTAATAGGAATTGCTATAATAGATGATACAAATTTGGTTTCAATAAAGATGAAGAAAAATATAAATAATATGGAATATGTTAAAATAAAAATAATGAACAATAGTTATTCAGAGAATAAAATAATAGCTATTGTTCAAATTATAGAGGAAGCTAATGAAAAAGAAATTTTAAAATATTTTGAAAATACAAATAATAAAAAATATGATACCAAATAGATAAAATTAAAAAACACGAATTAAATATTTATTATTATCTTTTTCAATAACATATTTATCAATAATATAACTAGGCAGTGATGAAGAAATATTAGAGAAATAAATAAGGATATGATCATTGAATTCTTTTTTATCAATATCAGAAAGTTTATGATAATTTAGGTCATCAATAATAAGATTAGATCTATCAAAAATATTAATAGGAAAGGGATAAATTGGATGATCTTTTGGAATAATAATATATGTAGTATTATTTTTAGAATATTTTTCCAATTCAAATAGTTTAGTTTTAATTAAATTACATAATGATAATTTATTATTTTTATATGAAGAAGTATTAATATTTAATAATTTTATAAAAGAAGAGAGAACATCTGATGTGTATGTGGTAGTGCAAGTAGAACCAGTAAAAGATTGATTAAGTATATTTTTATATTTAATTTTAAAAACTTCATTATTATTTTTATCTTTATCGATAATACCAATAATATCATTATTAATACGATTATTATAATAATCAATAACATTATTAAAATTATAAGAATATTCTTTAATTATATTAACATCCATAAAATGATTAATAAAATTTTTAATTGTTAACTTAGATGTAATTTTTTGATTATCACTTGAGGAAATCATGATATTATTAGAATTATCAGAATAGAAGGAGATAAAAACATAGTATCCATTTTTATAATATAAATAACCAGGATGGTTATGTTTATTATAAATAATATCAGTAAAGTTATTAATATCATTTTGAGTGATTGGAAGTAATTTATCCAATGCAATATAAATATACATTTTATCAAATAATTTTTTATTATTTTTATTATAGATATCAATAATGAAATTTTCAATTTCAGAGATTGTATATTTATTATTTAACATATACATATTTTTAATAATAGAAATGATGTAATTAATTTCATTATTTAATAAAGTGATATAAACACTAGATAAATCAGGTGATTTAATATCAGAATATATATTTTTTTTACTATTAAAATATGTAAGATTAAGAGATTTAGAGTAACATTTAAAATCACAGTGCATTAAATCACAATTTTCAGGGCATGTTTTAAATGGAATGCATTTTTTATATTTAGAAACTTCAGAAGAAAAAATATTATTATTATAATTAAGAGGACAATCAATAGCAGTTTCTTTTAAAATACGTTCAATTTTTTTTACATTAATAAATTTAAGTTCAGCTTTACGATATAAATCTTCATCAGAAGACAATGTATTATTAGATAAAGTAATAACATATTTATAAACATTAACAGTTGGATAAATATTTTTAATACTAGTAACATCAAAATGTTTACAAAAACGAATAGCACGGCCAATAACTTGTTGAATACGGCCAAGAGTATAATAAGCATCAAGAATATGAACTTCTTTAATATTAGATAAAGTGATACCTTCATTCATAACACGAGATCCAAGAACAAATTTAATAAATTTACCGGTAGCATTATTAACGTTATTAAAAACAGTTTTAATTAATGTTATATTTTCATTTTTATCATCAATATCATCCAATTGACCAGTTAAAACAATAAAAGTAGCAGGATAGAAAGCATGAGATAATTTATTAGAATTTTTATGAAAAGAATGAGCAATACCACATAAATAACATCTAGTAACATCAGAAATATTATATTTAGTATTTTTAGAAAATTGAATATAACCATTTTGAAGTAAAGTTTCTTGAAATAATTCTATACCAATTTTAACAAGATTAGAATAAATAAATGCAGTACCAACATTATCATTAATAAGATTATTTAAATTTTTAAGGGCATGATAAAATTTAGTAGAAAAATGTTTAATATAATTTTCATGTAAAATAAGGCCAGATATAGATTTATTAGCAGATTCATATAAAATATTATTTTCATTAGTTTTTTTGTCAAAAAATATATCTTTTAATTTTTTAAGATATTTTTCTTTATTATTAGTTTTTAGAAGAGATTTAATATTATCTAAACCAGAAATTCCATGAGTACCAATAATATTATTTCCATCAAGAATAGGAAAAATAAAATTAGCGACAGCTTCAGAAGTTTTACCTAGAATATCAGATGTTTCTTCAACATCATCATCTGATTCAATATTTGATGAAGAATCAATATTATGAATAACAGAATTATAAGTAGTTAATTGAAATGGAAACATATGACATTGAAACAATTTGGTGAAAAGAAGTTGTTTAGGAATTTTTCCAACATCAACACGATTAGCAAAAGTGAGGGGATGAGCACCACGATAATAAGAGACATAGCCATTAATCATTTCTTTAAAATATTCAATACCAGACTCTTTAATTTTAATATTATAATTATGATCAGAAGTAAAAATAAGATCACGTTTAATAGGAGAATCGATAGGACGGACAAAATTAATAAGATCAATAATATCAGAAGCAAGATTTTTCATGGGAGTAGCAGTAAGAAGAATAATGCGAAGATTAATAGAATTTTGTAAAATTTTTTTAACAGCATTACCTTGAGAGTTACCAGTAAAATTATGAGCTTCATCAATAATAAGAAGAGTATTATTTAAATTTTCTATTTTTTCACCATAATATTCACGTTGAATTTCGCCAGTTTCAATATTTTTTTTATATTTTTTTTTAACAATATTATTTTCAACAATATTTTCAGAAGAACGTTCACCAAGAACTTTACGATGAAAAGATTTATAACTCATTATTTTATAAATTTTGGATAAATTTTGGATTGATAAAATTTTTTTATAATTTTCAGTTAATTCTTTTTTATCAGAAGGGAGATATGTATTACCAGTAAATTTAATAATTTCATCTTTCCATTGATCTTTAAGATTAGGACCAGGAGTGAGAATATAAATTTTAGTATTATACTTTAAGACTTGTTCTTTAAAATTTTCAGCAATAGTAATTGCAGTAAGAGTTTTACCAGCACCAGTTCCAAAAAAAATAAATAAACCTTTATATGGAGTATATGGATTAATATAAATAGAAGGAGTAATTTGATATTTTTTAATTTCTTGAATTTGACATTCAAATTCACGATATTCCATGATATCAGAATCTTTTTTAAGTTTAGGAAGTTCAGATAATTTATTAACATTAAATTCTAATTTTTCATATATATATTTTTGTAAATCTTTATTATCAGGTTGTGGATATATTGATTTATACATATTATAAATAGATATTTTAATGATTACACTAAAAACATAATTAAACATAAAATATTTAAACTATATATGAGTATTAGATTAATAAAGGAAGAAATAAAAAATAAGATATCAAAAGTTAGAAAGAAAGAATATTTTAAAAAAATAATAGAAATAATAAAAGATAATAGAGAAACATCATCAATTAATGTAGAGATGTATACATATATAGATTTAAATGAATTATCAAAAAAAACATTAACGGATATATATAATTATATAAATAATATAGATATAACACAATTATCAAGTGAAGATATAATTTTTACATCAACGGAGTTGCCAGATGATGAAGATAAAAATATAAATCCAAAAAATAAATATTCAAAACGGGAAAAATTGTTAATAGATAAAAAAAAGTAAAATAATTTCAAAAATTAATAAAGTATGTAATTAAGTTATGAATACAAAATATTTAACAAAAAATTCAATAATAAGAATGAATTATATAAAAAATATAGAAATTAAGCCATTTATAATAAATGAAAATTTAAAAACAATATATGAATATTTAAAAATAAAATATAATGAAGATGTAAAATACAATGTATTAAATAATTACAATTATAAAGGAATAGAGCAATGGTTATATGAAAATGATATGCATAATAAAATAATAAATTCAAAAATGTATATAATAAATGATTTAAAAATTATAATATATAATGGGGAATTGACAAAAGAGTTTATAAAATTAATAAATATAGTAAATGAATTATTTAAAATTTTAACAAAAATAGAAAAGAAAATAGAAATACATTATTATAGAAATAATAAAAAGAGAATTTACAAAGGAAATTTTGATAATAGAAAAAAAGAGGCATTTACCATATCAGGGCAATGTTTTGATAATAAAATTTATGTAACAAGAAAGGAAGAAATAATAAAATTAATAATACACGAGTTAATACATTGTTATAATTTGGATAGAAGGAACAATAAATTTTATGAAGCGATAGCAGAATATTATGGATCCTTAATTAATAGTATGTTAATATCAATAAGAACAAATATAGAGTTACAACAAATATTAGATATAGAAAAGAGATATAGTAAATACATAGTATATAAAATAGAAGGATTAGAGGATAAAAATTTAAAAAAACATTTAAAATATAATTATCCATATAAATATTATTATGTGTATAAAATGTATTTTTACAATAATAATTTAGATATATTTTCAAAAATAAGAATAAATAAAATGAAAATAAAAAAGATAATAGATGATAATATAAATTACAATTTATCATGTTTAGAATTAGATGTATAAACTATTTCAATATAACATTATATAATATGAAAATTAAGAATTAGAAAAAAAATATTATCAAAATTTAATATGAAAATACAGAAAAAAAATTGAATTATTTATATATTATTAAAAAAGAATGATCGATATAGATCTTTTAGAATATGATTTTATAAATTTTAATAATTATATAAATAAAATAAAACAAAGAATTTTAAACGAGAATGGAAATATAATAGATGACTTAACAGATGACGAATACTTATATATTGAAAAAAACATAATAATATATGATGAAATTAAAAAATATATAAAATGTGATATATTTTTTAAAATGAATATACAAATAGAAAATTTAAAAACAGAAACAATAAATTTTTTAAAATTAATACAATATAACTAA